AAAAGTTATATTGCACATGAACCTGGACCAAAGAAAAGAACATCTATTGGACAGAGTGTAAGGTCAAGACCAAAGAATAAAAGTAAAAGAAGAAATTTCAAAAAATACAAAGGTCAAGGTAAATGACTTTTAAAGAGCTTGTAGAGCTTTTAAAGAAAAAAGAAAAACAAATTAAAAAAAGGGTAAGAAATGGCAGACAGCAAAATAAGTGAATTGACAGCATTGTCTACACCAGCAGATGATGATGTATTAGCTATTGTAGATACCGATGCAGGACAAACTAAAAAAATAACAGCAGTTAATTTAAAATCTTATGCAGGTGTAACTACAGAAGCAGTACAAGATATCGTTGGTGCTATGTTTAGTAGTAATACTGAAACTGATATTACTGCAACATATGAAGATGCTGATGGCACTATTGATTTAGTTGTTAGCGTATCTGCTGGTAATTTACCTACAGCAATAGATGCTGCAAAACTAGGAGATGGCTCAGTATCTAATGCAGAGTTTCAAAGATTAGATGGTGTATCTAGTGATATACAAGGACAGATTGATGGCAAACAAGCATCTCTAACATTCGGTATTGGTAATACTAATGTACCACAGTTTACTACTGGCGTAGCTGATGATGACTTTTTAAGAATATCTGGAACAAGTGTAGAAGGTCGTTCTGCTTCAGAAGTCTTATCAGATATAGGTGGTCAAGCATCTTTAACATTTGGCATAAGTAATACCAATGCAGTTAAAGTAGACAGCAGCTCTGTGGCTGATGACGAGTACGCAAGGTTTACAGCTTCAGGTTTGGAAAGCAGAAGTACATCAGAAGTTCTTTCAGATATAGGCGGACAAGCTAGTTTAACATTTGGTATCTCAAATACTAACGCTGTAAAAATAGATTCATCAAGTGTAGCTGATGATGAATATGCTCGATTTACTTCTAGTGGTCTTGAAAGCAGATCTAATGCCGAAGTATTATCTGACATTGGAGGTCAAGCTACATTAACTTTTGGAATCTCTAATACCAATGCTGTTAAGATAGATAGTAGTTCAGTAGCAGATGATGAGTATGCACGATTCACTGCTAATGGTTTAGAGAGTAGAAGCACATCAGAAGTCTTAAGTGATATCGGTGGACAGGCTTCATTAACATTCGGTATATCAGATACTAATATTCCTATCTTTACAAGTGGTGTAGCTGATGACGATTTCTTAAGAGTAGCAGGTACATCAATTGAAGGTAGATCAGCTAGTGAAGTACTAAGTGATATTGGTGGACAAGCATCACTTACTTTTGGAATAAGCAATACAAATGCAGTCAAGATTGATAGTTCTAGTGTTGCTGATGATGAGTACGCTAGGTTTACTGCAAATGGACTAGAGAGTAGATCAACTGCTGAAGTATTATCAGACATTGGTGGTATTACTGCTAGCTCTACAGACACACTAACAAACAAAACGATAGATGCAGATGGTACAGGCAACAGTATCACTAATATTGAAAATGCAAACATCAAAGCATCTGCTGCCATTGATGCTACAAAGATAGCTGATGGCTCAGTAACAAGTGCAGAGTTCCAATATTTAGGATCTGTTACTTCAGATATTCAAACACAATTAGATGCCAAAGCTAGTAAAGGTCTGGCTGTAGCAATGGCAATCGCTTTATAGGAGAAAACATGGCACAAGACTTTGAATCAAATGGCGCGCAGATAACAAACTCAGCGACTACAATATATACATCCAATAGTGATGATGCAGTTGTTGGTTTAAGACTAGCAAACATTTTAACCACTACAGTTACAGTAAGTGTATTTGTATCTGAAGGTGGTTCTACAACAAGATACATTGTAAAAGATTTATCAATCCCACCTGCAAGTTCAGTAGAGCTAGTACAAGGTGGTGCTAAATTTGTTTTACAAAGTGGAGATATCTTAAAAGGACAAGCTGGTACAGCAGACAGTATAGATGTTTGGGTATCAGTTGTAGACGCAATTAGTACATAGGAGATTACATGGCAACAATATCATCAGTAGGAGGAGTTCAGTATATTGGAGATGCACCAGCAGGTGAAACTATACATGAACATGATTCTGAAATAAATAAAGATCAAATAATAACTAGTGCTGTATTTGCTGGACCAATTACATTTGCAGCTACAGTTACTGTTACTGGTACAGTTGTTGTTGTATGACAAATATATACGACAAAAATCAAGAGATACATATTGATAGAGGAACTCGTAAATTAGTTGTTAGAAGTAGACAAGATACTAATCCTATTATGAAACAAAACAAAATGTTTCGTAATCATATACCTGAAGCTCAAAGAGGTGATATGCAAAGAATTGCACAGATACCTTTAATCGCATTACAAATAAAAACTAAAGAGTTACATGGACATTCTAATTGGTTTAAGTTAGATCTTGATCAACAAAAATCATTAATTAAAGGAATGATCAATAGTAACGAATTTCAAAACTTTAAGACAGGAAGTAAAAATTTATAATGGCATTAGATACATATACAAATTTAAAAACAGCTATTGCTAACTTTTTAGCTAGAGATGATTTAACTTCTGAGATAGATGATTTTATAGACTTAACTGAAGCAGAGTTTAATAGAGAACTAAGAATTAGAGCTATGGAAACATCTGTATCATTTACAATTGATTCTGAGCAAGAAACTTTACCTACAGGATTTTTAGGTGTACGAAGTTTTTTTGTTAATAATAGTGGCAAAGAAACATTACAGTTTGTAACACCATATCATCAGTTTCATACAAGAGGTAGCTCACAATCAGGAACACCTAGAACATATAGTATTGAAGGATCTAATTTTAGATTTGCACCAGCACCAGATACATCATACACAGCTACACTAGTTTATTATAAAGCGTTTGATAGCCTTGATGGTTCTACAGCTACTAACTATATTTTAACTAATCATCCTGCTGTATATCTTTACGGTAGTTTATATCATGCTAGTAATTTTATTAGAGGTATAGATCCTCAAACAGTAGAACAATGGAAAGGCTTGTTTGTTGAAGGTATTAATCAGATTAAATTAAAAGATGACGGTGATAAATATAATGGGTCACCTTTAATTCAACATTCTGGTATTAATATCAACAATCATGATAATGTTAACTAATGCAAGTACCTTTTGGAGAATGGTTACCTGATCTACCAGATCATTTAAACCCAGGAGCAACACAGGCTAAGAATGTTTATCCTGCTGTAAATAGTTATAGACCTTGGAAAAATATAACTACAGCTACAGCAAATGCATTAGATAATAGATGTCAGGGAGCTTCATCATTTACATCTGATGGTGGTAATGTAACAATCTTTGCTGGTGACTCTAGTAAACTATATCAGATACAAGCGAATGCTTTAGTAGATGAAAGTGGTGGAGTAACTTATAATACAGCAGAAAATGGTTATTGGGATTTTGTAAAGTTTGGAGAAACAGTAATTGCATTCAATGGTACTGATGCACCTAGAGCATGGTCATTAGATACATCAACAGACTTTGCTGCATTAGGTGGTTCACCTCCATCATTTAGACATGCAGCTGTTGTAAATAATTTTGTAGTCACAGGATTTCAACCTACTGCTCGTAACAGAGTACAATGGTCATCAATCAATGATGCTACATCTTGGACTTCTGGAATCAACCAGGCTGACTCAGAAGATTTACCAGAAGGTGGAGTTGTTACTGGTGTAACAGGTGGACAGTATGGTTTAATATTTCAAGAGAATAGAATTACACGAATGGATTATCGTGGTGGTAATGTTGTATTTTCTTTTAGAAGAATAGAAGACAACATAGGAGCTGTACAAGGTAAAACAGTTATTAAAGTTGGTAACCTTGTATATTTTTTATCTGAAGATGGTTTTAGAGTAACAGATGGTAACTCATCTAAACCTATTGGTAATGGTAAAGTAGATCGTTTTTTTAAAGATGATTTGAGATTTGCACATAGAGAACGAGTTAGAGCAGCTGTTGATTATAAGAATAAATTAGTATGCTGGTCATATCCATCTACTGCATCTGGTGTAACAGATAAAATTATAGTTTATAACTATGAAACATCTAGATGGTCTATTATAGAACTATCACATGAAATGATATTTAACTATATATCACCTGGCTATTCTGTAGATGACTTAGATGATTATCCATCATCAGGTTCTAATAATTTAGATGCAATTAATGTACCGCTTGATAGTGATATATTTGTTGGAGGATTAAGATCGTTTGGTGTATTTGATACTTCACATAAGTTTGGAACATTTGAAGGAGATAACTTAGCGTGTGAAATAGGTACAGCTGAAACAGAACTATTCCCACAACATAGATCTTTAGTGACTCATGTAAGACCAATAACAGATACTACATCAGCAACTGGCTCACTTACATTTAGAAACAGAGTTGGAGATTCACAATCTACAACATCACCAGTTGCAACTATGCACGCATCAGGAACAATACCGTTTCATAAGAGTGCAAGATATTTTAAATTTAATATGCAAATAGCAGCATCTGTAACTTGGAATGACGCACAAGGTATAGATGTTGAAGGAATAAGAGAAGGATATAGATAATGGTTACTTATACAAACCCACAAGTTGGTAATTTACAAAGCAGGATTCAGAATTTAAATTTTGGTAGTCCTAATTATATGTCTGGTGTTACTACAACTACACCTTATTTCCAAATGGGTGAAACTATGCAAACTTATAATCCCCAAGCGTTTAACCCAACAGCACCTGGAGATACATCAAGTTATTTAGGTTATACACCACAACCTTATGTACCAACTAATCCTCAGTTTGCACAACCAATGACACCTATGGCAGGTGGTTTTGCTAGACCACAAGGTGGAGGTAGAGATACAGGATATTATACTTTTCAGGGTGGTGATGTAGATCTAAAACCATTAGATTTGGATGCTATTAAGAATTTTAAAATAACTGATTTACCATTAGCAAAATTAATAAGTAGTATATTTTCTGGTAACCCAACACAAAATGAAATAGATACATTTAATCAAATGACTGCATCTGGTGATTATAGCACAGGTATAGAAGCTGTTCTAAATCAAGGTAACAAATTAAATAATTTTGGACCATTAGGAATAAGTGGAACAGTAATGAATACTCAAACTGATGGTTCTGGAGATACTTTTATTGGTAACCCTGTTACAGGACAAGGTGTAAATCAAAATCCTGCAACAAATACAGTTAATCCTGCAACAGCAACTGTATCATATACTGCATCTGGTGATAGATATTATAGTGGTGGTAACCAAGGTGGTAACCAGGGTGGTAATACTGGTGGCAACACAGGAGGTAATCAGTCTGGACCAAATAGTGGAGCTGCTGGAGGAATGGGCGAAGGTGGAAACAACTGGTGTTTTGATCCTAATACTCTAATTCAAATGGAAGATGGTTCTGAAAAGAAAATTAAAGAAATGCAAATTGGAGATAAAACATTAGGTGGCGAAGTTACTGGTGTTGTACAATTTAAACCAAGTGATGAGATACATAATTACAAAGGAGTTATAGTAGCAGGTAGTCACTTTGTAAAAGAAGATGGCAAGTTTATACCTGTAGCTGATAGCCCACATTCTTACAAAATAGATATTATACCAGTAGTATATTCATTGGATACAACTGACAGAAGAATATGGATTAATGATATTGAGTTTGCAGACTTTAATGGAGATGGTATTGCTAAACAATTCTTATATAATGCAGGTGTAGATCTTACTGGTTTTGATAAAGAAGTATTAAGACAAGTAGAACATAAATTAATGTAATGGCTAGTAAGCAAGATTTAGAATACATTTATCAATATATAGATAGTCCAGAGGACTTTCAAAGAATAGTAGAAGATATAACTAATCAATTAATTACTTATCACAATACTGAAAATCAGGAGGTAGCAGCATGGTTTCTTGCGTAAATTGTAATCATCCTTGTCATTGTGATAATGATGAAACTTGTGATAAATGTGATTGTGCATACTGTGAACATAGTAATGCTTTAGATGAATTTTGGAAAAACTTAAAAAATGGCACACACTTATAAAAATAGTAAAGTAGATTTAACTACAACAAATGATACAGTTTTATATACTGTACCAGCTGCTACAACGAGTATTGTAAAATCAATATTAGTATCTAATGACGATACAAGTAATGCTTGTCATGTAACAGTTACTTTACTAAATACAAGCAATACAGTTTTTAGTATGTTTAAAGAAAAAAACATAACTGCAAAAACTACAGAAGAATTACTTACACATCCAGTAGTAATGAACACAGATGAAGAACTTAAAGTACAAGCAGAAAATGCTAATGATCTTCATGTTATATGTAGTTATTTAGAAGTTTCATGATCAAAGCTGTATTGATACCTACTGAAAATGTTGAACAATGTTGGACATTAGTAGATAAACATATAGCTAATGCATTAGCTAGATCAGGCAATCATTTTAACAGTAATGATATAAAAGAAAATTGTTTGAATAACAAAATGCAATTATGGCTTGGTTGGAATAATGATGAAGATAATGGTCATTATTGCACAGCTATTACAGAAATTTTGCAACGACCTAATAGTAAAGTATGTAATATATTTATTGCAACAGGTCGTGAAATGAAAAAGTGGGTTCATGTTATGGATGAACTAGCCGAATGGGCTAAATCTAAAGATTGTACCCACATGGAATCTCATGCTAGATTAGGATGGGAACGAGTCTTAAAAAATTATAACTTTGAAAAAACTCATGTTTTTTTAGAAAGGAAACTATAGTATGTCAGGCGGAGGCGGAGACACAATTACACAAACTAATGAGGTATCACCTTATGCTCCATCTACACAATATTTAGATAATATTTTAGGTGAAGCATCTAACCTTTATCAATCTGGTACTGGGTCACAATATTATCCTGGATCTACAGTTGTACCTTTTGCAACTCAAACTCAACAAGCACTTGGTGGTTTAGAAAATTTAGGTGTAGCTCAAATGAGTGGATCACCTATGATTCAACAAGCAGGTAATGTTTTATCTGGCTATGCAGCTGGTCAAGCACCATCAGTATTTGCTGGTGGACAATCACTAAATGATTTTAGAAATGTTTTGGCAAACCAAGCTGTACAAGGTGTTCAACAAGAATTTGCAGGTATGGGTAGGACTGGGGGGTCACCTATGGCTCAAGCAGCAGCTACCGAAGCATTTGGTAGAGCTTTTGTACCTACAGCACTACAATTTAGAGAAGCTGAACTTGGTAGAGAACAAGCAGCCAATGCACTTGCACAAGCTCAACAATTACAAGCTGCGTCTGCACTACCAGGAATACAGTCAGCAGGAGATGCTAGAGCTTTAGCAGGAGCCGAGGCTCTTATGGGAGCTGGCGGAGCATACGAAGACTTAGAAGGCAGGCGACTTCAAGAAGACCTACAGAGATTTCAATATGAACAAATGTCACCATACAATAGACTTGCACAGTATGCAGGTATAGTTACTCCTATTGCATCTGGATTCCCAGTTACACAACAGGCAGCACAACAACCACGTTATAATGCTCTTACAGGAGCTTTAGGTGGTGGAATGGCAGGAGCTAGTATGGCTAGTATGTTAGGATCAACAAACCCTTACTTTGCATTAGGTGGGGCATTATTAGGTGGAATGGGAGGAATGTTTTAATGGTTAATTTTTTTACAGATATGCAGTCTAGATTTAATACTGCTATGGCACCACAAAATCAAACAAATGACTTTTATAATTTTATGGTAAAACAATATGGTTTAACTGAAGATGGTGAATTAGATTTAAGCTTAGATTTAAGAAACAAAGATGATGCACCAAAACTAATTGAAGCTGTATTAAAATATAATAATCAAGAACCAGAAGAAGGTGCTATTATGAGAATGATGAATAACCCTGGTTTTATTATGGG